CTATAACTATATGGATAAAGCTATATGAGTATTATAAATACTATTATAATAAATATGCGCAGAAAATTTAAAAATGCAGATGAAGCTTATAATTATTTTTTTGACAAAATAATAACCGATGGCAAAGACTTCGGTGGCACAAAAGCTTTATTTAACGTAGGGTTTACGTTAAAAAACCCATTAGAAAATTATATATTTAATAAAGAACGTAACTGGAAACCTGATTATGCTGAAGCTGAATGGCAATGGTATTTATCCGGTGATCCTAGCATTGATAAGCTTGGTGAAATATATGGTAAAATACCACCAATATGGGAACGTATGGCCGACAGTGAAAGATGTGTTAATTCTAACTACGGTTGGCAAATGTATCGTAACGATCAACTAGATTATGTGGTAGCTAAGCTTAAACATGAAAAAGATACTAGACACGCAGCGATAAGTATATACGATTGTAAAGAACATAAATTTTACAGTAAAGATACTCCATGTACTTATGCAATACAGTTTACAATTGTAGACAATAGACTAAACATGGCTGTTTTAATGCGTTCTAATGATCTCTGGTACGGTTTTTGTAATGACCAGTACTGTTTTAGTATGATACAAAAATTAGTTGCAGACAGATTAAATATTGAAGTTGGTGAATATTATCATTATGCACACAACTTACATTTATACAATGATAAAATATAATGTATTATTTATATCACATTCCAGGTAAAAAGATCGGTGTTACATGTAATCTTAATAAGAGAGTTACGTTAACACAGGGTTATAACCCAGACGAATATGAAGTTCTTGATCAGTCCGATGATATAGATTATATATCAGAGAAAGAGATAGAACTTCAAAAGTCTTATGGCTATAAAGTTGATCGTAAAAAATATAATGAATTAGTTAAATTAAATAAAATGAATATAAACGTAACAGAACAAACTACTACGTTTCCTTATCCTGTTAAAAAGCTAAAAGGTAATTTAATGGACAACATAGGATTTAAATGGAAGTCAGAGCACGGTAGCTTTGTACTTAATTTAGATTCTATACGTTGGATAATGCAGAACGTTAAAACATCTATGTACAATGACAATAGGTGTTATGTATACAATAAAGCATTTGCTGAATGGTTTAAAACTCCTGAATTATGGGGTGATGATGTGCCTGAAACTAAAATTGAAGGATCTGTATTCGACAAGATTAGAGCATGGGCAGAAGTAAGAGGCTTATATGACAAAGGTAATACATATGTACAGTATGTTAAACTTCAAGAAGAAGCGGGTGAATTAGCAAAAGCATTATTGCAAAGTGATCATGATGAAGTAAACGATGCAATTGGTGATATGGTTGTAGTACTTACAAACCTAGCTCATTTACACGGTACTGAAATAGAATATTGTATCGAAGACGCTTATAATGTTATTAGCAAACGAACAGGTAAAATGATTAACGGAACATTTGTAAAAGATGAATAAATACGTAGTAAAAACAGACGATAAAATCGTACAGAAAGTAATCGAAAAGATAGATCAACGTAGTCTGATTGGTCAAGCTAAGTACGGAGCAATGATGATGGAAGAAGTTGAAGGTAAAGATAAAGACTTAAACGACTTTTTAATCGATGTACAAGAAGAAATAATGGATGCATTGTTATACATACAAGCAGCAAGAGCTTGCTTACGTGATGAAGTTGAAGAAGCTATGTTAAACAGAGCTAAACGTTTCAATGACAATATATCTAACATAAACGTTGATGAAGAAGAACTATAAAAGAAAACGAGGACCTGTACAAGCAAAAAAGGTAACATATGATGGTATCAAATTTGCTTCAGGTCTAGAGCGTTATATGTATAAAGCTCTTAAAAAAGCTAAAATTAAAGCTACATATGAAGGCGCTACATTTGAAATAGTTGAAGACTTTATGTTTGATAATGCTTCTTATGAGCGTACGGCAAATGGCAAAGGAGAATTTAAACAACGTGGTAGAAAAAAAATATTACCAATTAAATATACTCCTGATTTTATTTGCCCTAATTATAGCTTTATAATTGAGTGCAAGGGTAGAGCAAACGAATCATTTCCTATACGTTGGAAATTATTTAAAAAATATGTAGTAAAAAATTATCCTGATACAATATTATTTAAACCACAAAATCAAAAAGAATGCGACGAAACAACAAGGTTAATCCTAAGTTATCTAAAATAATAGCTAGGAAAAAATATGCAGAGCGACAAATTGATAAGTGGGTTAAATGGTCGTGGAATCAAAGAGGAAAAGTAAAATATAAAGAACTGGTTAAATATCAAGATCAGTATAATATTAAAGTTTATGGATAAAGAAAAATGGAACTGGTCTTTGTCAATAGGTTTCTACCCGGGTTTATTATTCGGCTGTAGAGCTTATGAAGAAAAAGATCGATTAACTTATGTGTTTTATTTACCATTTGTAGATATAGCACTAGAATTACCTTATAAATAAAATGAGTCTATTTAAAGAAAGAATACCTTACAAACCGTTTGAATACCCTATTTATTATACCGAAGGTTGGTTAAAGCAAGCACAAGCGTTTTGGTTACATACAGAAATACCTATGTCAGGTGATGTTAAAGACTGGAACGAAAAGCTTACATTAGCTGAGAAAAACTTAGTTGGTAATATACTATTAGGCTTTGCTCAAACTGAATGTGCTGTATCTGACTATTGGACACAAAAAGTCGTATCATGGTTTCCAAAACACGAAGTGCAACAGATGGCTATGATGTTTGGCTCACAAGAAACAATACACGCTGTTGCATATAGTTATTTAAATGAAACATTGGGACTTGAAGACTTTGAAGCGTTTCTTCACGAACCTGCGACATCAGAACGTTTTGATAATCTGGTTGCTTATGACGGTAACGATCCTGTGGGGATCGGTCGTAGCTTGGCAATCTTTTCCGCTTTCGCAGAGGGTGTTAGTTTATATAGTGCTTTCGCTGTTTTATATTCTTTTCAATTACGCAATTTACTCAAAGGAATAGGACAACAGATGAAGTGGTCTGTAAGAGACGAATCATTACACAGTAAAATGGGTTGTCAATTATTTAGACATATGTGTGAAGAAATACCTACATTAAAAGAAGACTGTAAAGAAGATATATATACTGCTGCTAAAATTATGGTAGATCTTGAAGAAAAATATATTGATAAAATGTTTGAAATGGGTGATATTGAAAACCTTAAAGCATATGACCTAAAACAATTTATAAGAAAAAGAACAAATGAAAAACTTGCAGAGCTTGGTTATACGGATAAAAGACGTTTGTTTAACTTTGATAGAGCTGGGGCTGATGTACTTGATTGGTTTTACCATCTTACTGGTGGTCACACTCACACGGACTTTTTTGCAATTAGGCCAACTGATTATAGCAAAGCTAATGAAGGTGAAGACTTTGAAGATATTTGGTAATAGCAAATGGCCAGTTCGCATAGGTTATATGGGTGCGGGTTTAATATTAGCAGCTCACTGGACACTTGAGCCTATATTATTTATATGTGGTTTTAGCTGTGTTCTTATTCAAGTATCATATAGAAAACAATGGAATCTAGTAGCATTAAATATTAATGGGCTAGTTGCATGGATAATACATTTTATAAAATGAAAGAATCAAAAATAATTGAATTAAAAAATAAAGTAGATGGATTAACTAATTTAGTTAGAAATCTAGTACAAGAAGTACACTCGTGCGTAAGTATGTCACAAGGTACTTTAACAGCTCTTCAATTACATTTAGGTAAAGAAGAGTGGAATAAAATAGTGGAAGAATTAAAAGATAGAGAAAAACGTTTAAAAGATGTGGAACAATCAATGGAAAAAAGGAATTGATTACCCAGAATGGGGTGATACAGATGTTTACAAAAAAACAATAGCAGGAGGTTATTTATATAATGGAGAAACACCAAGACAAGCGTACAAAAGAGTTGCTAAAACAGTTGCGAAAAGATTACAGAAGACCGAAATGGCAGAAACTTTTTTTGAATATATATGGAAAGGTTGGTTATGTTTGGCGTCACCTGTATTATCAAACACCGGAACTGATCGCGGTTTACCTATTAGTTGCTTTGGCATTGATGTTGCTGATTCTATAATAGATATAGGCCAAAAAAATTTAGAGATGATGCTACTCGCTAAACACGGCGGTGGAGTTGGTATCGGTATAAATCAAATTAGACCCGCCGGAGCTAAAATTACTGGTAATGGAACAAGTGACGGAGTTGTACCGTTTTGTAAAATATATGATTCAACTATACTCGCAACAAATCAAGGATCTGTCAGACGAGGAGCTGCATCTGTTAATATCAACATTGAACATGACGATTTTGAAGAATGGCTCGAGATTAGAGAACCAAAAGGAGACGTCAATAGACAGTCACTTAATCTCCATCAATGCGCGGTCGTCGGTGATAAGTTTATGCGAAAACTTACTTCAGGAGATATTGAAGCTAGACGAAAGTGGAGCAAATTACTTCAAAAGCGCAAAGCAACTGGCGAACCTTATATTTTATTTAAAGGAAATACAAATAAGCAAAACCCAGCAGCTTACAAAGACAACGCGTTAAAAGTACATATGACAAATATCTGTAGTGAAATAGTTTTACATACAGATGAAAATCACTCATTCGTTTGTTGTCTGTCTAGCTTAAACCTAGCTAAGTACGACGAATGGAAAAATACAAATATCATTTATGACTCAATATGGTTTCTAGATGGTGTGCTTGAAGAATTTATACAAAGAGCTAAATACAGAAAAGGTTTTGAAAACTCTGTACGCTTTGCTGAAAAAGGTAGAGCATTAGGTCTTGGTGTATTAGGTTGGCACACATATCTACAAGAAAAAGGTTTACCATTTGAGGGTTTATTATCACAATATGAAACTAGAAGAATCTTTAGCCAAATCAAAATCGAATCTGAACGAGCTTCTATGGCTCTTGCAGATGTTTATGGAGAACCTCTTTGGTGCGTCGGTACTGGCTTTCGTAATACCCATTTACGCGCTATTGCTCCCACTGTTAGTAATTCTAAACTTTCTGGAAATGTTAGTCCCGGCATTGAACCCTGGGCAGCTAATGTATTTACGGAACAGTCAGCTAAAGGAACGTTCATTAGGAAAAATCCTACGTTGGTTAAAGTGTTGGAAAAACAAAACCTTAACACAAAAGAAACTTGGGACAAAATCTTAGCAGATGGAGGTTCAGTACAAGATATATCAGAATTAGACGATGATACTAAAGAAGTATTTAAAACGTTTAAAGAAATAAATCAATTAGAATTAGTTAGACAAGCAGGAATACGTCAACAATATATAGATCAGTCAGTTAGTTTGAATTTAGCTTTTCCAGCTGAAGCAACACCTAAATGGATTAACCAAGTTCATTTAGACGCATGGAAAAAAGGTATTAAAACTTTATATTATATGCGTACTGAATCAGTATTACGTGGTGATATAGCAGCTAAAGCTATGGAAGACTGCGTTGCTTGTGACGGATAATAAAAAAGGGAGGCAAACGCCTCCCTTCTTGTTACAGGATCTTTGGGTATGGTACGCCCATTATATGTTGATCCTAGTCTATGTTGTACTTGTTCATTAAATCTTGTTGATAAGCTCTAGTTCTTCTCATTTCATCAAACTGTCTATTTTTAGCTTGATTCATTACAGCTTTGTTTAATGAATCCATTTGTCTAGCAACTTTATCACTTTCTTCATTTCTATTAGTTATAAAAAAATCATAACTTTTACTTTGCTTTGGTCCTTCTTGATCAGCGTATTCAGGATTAGTAATTTTTCTACTTTCTACTCTTTTTAAAAATTCATCTAAATCATTACCACCACTACTGCTTACAGTTTGTTTTAACGCGGCATCAGGCATGTGAGGCAATTTATAATTGCTAAACTTAAATTTGTTCATATTGTTTTATATTTAGTTCTGTTATACTCGTCTTTATAAGCTTTTAAACATCTTTTTCTATTATCTTCTTCTGATACATATGATACATGAACCCAGTTTGGTTGTGTATCTGTACCAAATTCCCATATCATTTGATCAAACGATAAGTTTTCTTTTATCCAATGATACATTTCTGCATTAGTTTTATGACCATAGACATCATCAATGTCAATTGCTTGACCTTTACAATGCTGTGAAGTTTTTGAACCTCCTATAGCTTCGTTTAATTCAGCAGATCTAAAAAACGAATTAACTTTTATTGGTCCACCAACCCACTCTCGTAATGGTTGAAACACTTTTTCAGCTAATAATTTCATAGCTTCTATTTGTGTTGGATTTGGTGTATTATCTATTCCTTTACGCTTTGCAGTTTCAGAGTGTATTGCTTCAGCATAAGTTATGTTATGACTTATCTTCATCTTTACCTAATCTTTTTCTTACAATATTCATAGTTGTTTTCATTTTAGCTGCGTAACTAGGATTTTTCTTTCTATTAAATACAACTTGTTGATTTAAACTACCAATAATCTTTTTTAAACTACCTTTTCTTGTTTTAATTAACCAGCTAGCAAGTTTACCAGCAGGTAGTTCTTTAAATTTACCTTTAGCATCAGGCGCGTCTGAGTGTTTAAACTCACCCATACGTTTAAAAAATGGTGAATTATACATATTATTTTTCTTTATTTTTATTACAGAAGTTTCTAGCAGCTTCTCTACTGCCAAATCCCCACTTTTTTAATGCCATAGCATATCTTGTAGGTTCTCCTTTTTTATCTTTCATAGATCCTTTCATACCAGCAAATCTACATGCAAATGAAACTCTACGTTTACCAGTACCTTTAGTTTGTCTTTCACCTAATGTTTTACCAGTGTCACGCTTATGCTCGGCTCTCATTTTTCTGTTTTGCTTCTCGTAAGCTTCTTCCTTAATATTTAAAGGAGCAGTTCTTTTAGCTTCAGCATGTTTTAAACCTACTTTATTACCTGAGCCTCTACTTGCTAAACCGGCTTGTCTAGACCTCATGTCGTTCCATACTTTAGTGTGCATAACACTAGCAGCGCAATGTTTAATTGGTGTTTTCATTATTCTCCACATTTTTTAGAAGGATCATCTACTCTTCTCCAGTCTTCTTTTTCAAACCAGTCACGTAATGTAGCTCCTTTTTTACGAGCTCCTTTTACATTTGTTTTAGATGATCTTTTATATTTACCTTTAGCTCCTGCAGCTTTTTTAGAATTTACTAATTTTTGTCTTTGCTCTTTACTCATGCTTCTTATTTTTGCAGCAGGCAAACAAGTTTTAGTTGTACCACCACCTTTTTGTTTTTTAACTGGTGATCCTTCTTTCATTTCTTCAATGTGATCTTGCACTACTTCAGCTTGAGCTAAATGCATTTTAGAAGCCTTTTTTAATTGTGATACTACACTTGAAAGAGTTTTGTCTTTATGAAATGGTGATATGTATGTCATTTTTTACAATCTTGCATATTAATAAACCAGTTGGCTAATTGCACATCACGCTTTGTTGCGTTTCTACGTGCTTTTAATTTACCAACTTTATCACAAGTAACATCTCCACCATATAACTTATTAACACGAGCCTTTAAAACACCTCTGTATTCTTTAGTTAATGGAGATTTACCATGTTTTTTTCTTACTTTGTTTTTACAAGCTTTAGCAATAGCTTGTTGTTTAGGTTTGCCGCCAAACTTAGACCTTTGCTCCATAACAGTTAGTATCTGTATTTTTCTAGCAAAAGGCTTACTAAGATTTAAAACTTTACTACATGTTGATCTTGCGTCTGCTTCACTAGCAAACTTAATACCTACTGTGTCTTTTGGGTTTTCATCTGTATAAAGTCTACGACCTGAACCTTTAGGTTTTTTACCTGTACCCTTTTTAGGATCAGCCATTACTTTTTACCTCCGCCAAATTTACTTGGACCTCCAGCTTTTGTACATCTTACACCCCAACCCGAAGCATAAGCACTTGGCCAAACTTTAAACTTTCTTTTTGCAGCTGCTTTACAAGCTGAACTAATTTTTCCGTATAATGGTGAACTCATAATTATTCTATTTCGCTAAACACTGCATAAACGCGTATATTACGCTTTCTGCCTTTACGTATTGTAGCTATTAATTGTTTTTTCTCTTTTACTTCTTCTTCTTTAATTGGATAATATTTAGGATTTGTACTATTTAATTTTCTTTTTTTCATTTTAAAATTGACTAGCAGTGTTTACCTCATCAACTGCTTCTTGTATTTCATTTAAATCTGCCGGTAACATTAAGTCTAGTCCTGCTTTAAAAACGGTTTCTTTTATACCGTCTTTAAATATAATTAATGTCGGCGCCATACGTACCCTGTATTTCTTTTTAGCAGCTGGGCATACTGCTATATCTGCTCTATAATATATAACATCTGTTAGCTCTTGCCATTGATCAAACTTATTAGCATCGTTAAATTTAGCATAAAACTCTACTATTACAGGCTTATTTTGATTATCACCAAAAGCTTGTTTTTCATTTATTTTACTTTCAAAATTATCATCTGTAACCCACTCTTGAGCATTTATATTAAATGATAATAAAAGTAATATTATATTTAAATATTTCATTATCTTTGTTTGCTTTGTATCTCGTACAATCTTTCGTCTATTTTATCGATAGTTTCTTTTATTTCTTCTACATCTTCTTGAGTATCCATAATTGTCTGACGAATTAACTCGTCTTTTAAATCATACTCTATTCTATCAATAGCTGGTTCAGGTAATGTTTTCGCCTCAGCTATGTCTGCTTGTAATCCAAACCACATACCTGCTAGTGTTACTACAAAACCTACTATCATACCTATTGTTTTAAGATCTAGTGTTACTTTAGTTTCTTCTCCTATTTGTGGTGCTCCTGCCATTTTATTTAAGTGTTATGTTTAAACCAACTGAACTGTTATATATCTTGCTATCCCAAAACTTAGTGTATTCGCCTTCAACAAATATGCCTAGGTTTTTGTTTAGCTTCCAACCAAAGACTACACCGGCTTGATAATCGTCCCATTGTTCAAGATCTGAATCTTGACGAAGACCACCGAGTCCCCAATTATTTCTATTTAAATAACTAAAGTCTTCATCACCTTTAACATACTTGTGATATGGTAATAAATAAGAACCATAAGCATGAAGCCAAAAATTATTTTTGTAATGATAAAAGTCAAAACCGACAACAGGCGAAACTACACCAAACTCATCTAACTCACCCCAAACTTCGTTATTATAACGATTAATTAAGTTTTCAAATACTGTGTCACGAAACTGTAAATCAGTATAAGCCACTACATTTCCTTCTGGATCATACCAATAGTAATCATACACTTGCTCGCCATCAATATCAATAGTAACCCATTGATCAGTAAAACCATAATTATAACCTAGTTGATACCAGTAGTTAATTGGCCAACCGTTTTCATCAGTTTCATTTAACCATATTTCTATAGGATTATAACCATAAGGTCTTTGGTGAGTACGAAACATAGCGCCAGCATTTAAAGAAAACTTTTCACCAATAGGTAATTTAGCTCTTAGCTCTGCTGATTTATAATTAAAGTTAACTTTACCTTGTTTTCTACTTTCTATCTTCGCAATATGATATTTACCGCTATGTTTTAAAAAATATCGATGATTTTTAAATATTTCATCTCTGGATCTTTCTTTTTCAACATGTACTAGATATTCAAAACCTTTAATCGGTGAGTTAGAAGCTGCTAAACCTACGTTAGATTCAGTTCCATCGTAATAGTTTTTGCCTTTAACTTCATAATCGAACCTAGCAATTTTTCTAATACCAAAACCATAGCGATAATCATAGTTATAATAATCTGTACCATCAACTACAACTGGTGGTTCATATAAATTTCCACTAGGATTTGTTCTTACAAAATAATCTTTAGGCTGTTCTTTAGGATTTTGTATATCACCTGCTAAGTAAATTGTGCTATACTCGAATAAATCTTCGTATATAGTTTTAAATAAACCTTTTTTATCCTGAGCGTTAGCAGAGACCGCAAACACCGCCGCAAAGAGGACAGTTAAAATTTGTTTCATTTGTCATTTTTTCTTAATTTACGTTGTTTTCTTTTTTTCTTTTCCCACTCTGTAATAATATAAACTGCAACGTTTATTTCTTTAGGTTCTACACAGTGATTTGTTTTAATTACTTTTACTTTATAGTTAGGTAATTTTTCTTCTGTAATTGTAATACATTTTTTTCTAACTTCTTGCGCATTAGAAGTAAGTGTAAATGCTAATAAAATTATAATTAATTGTTTCATGGTTTTATATAATATTGAATTTCGCCGCTGGGTCTTTCTACTTGTACATAATCAACACCTAATTCACCCTTTGGCTTATAATGATTTGGTCCTGATAGGGGAATTTTTTTAGTAAATCCCATACTTTTTATTTTTTTAACCTGCTTTTCGTAATTTTCTTTTACTTTTTCAGCATCTTTTTCTTCTTGATCTATAGTACTTTGTCTTCCCCAGTATGGTAGTCCAAAGTTCCAACCATTCCAACCCATTACTAAAGCAACTCTTTGCCACATTCTAACTTCTTCATCTGAAGCTTGTCTTAAATTGTTTACTTTTTGTAATACTCTATCTATAGGAGCATTAGTAACCGCAGATATTATTTGAGCAACCGCTAAATAAGCTGGATTATCTAAGCTCCAACCTCTTTCTTTTATTTCTTTTCTATTAAAAGTAAAAGTTCTAGCCGCTGTTTTAAGTTTTCTATATTTAGCATCTATAACAGAGCTTACATCAAATACATCATCAGGTATATCTCTGTAGTCTGGTTTCTTTTTTGTATTTTCATCAGCTATACGTCTAAGTATATTTTTAGTTGTTGCAACTATTGCGCCACCAAAACCAAGTCCAAACAATAAAGAATCAGCCATACCATTTAAAGTTCTAGAAAGTTTTTCTTCTTTCTTTTTATCTTCTTCTTCTTCATCAAAAACTAAAGCAAATAAACCTTGTTGTAATGCATTAAATACTATATTTTGTATTGTAGTATAATAAACAATACTTGATAAATTACTTAAATCACTTTCACGCTGAGTCATACCTGGTTTTTTACGTCTATTATATAGATCTTGTATAGATTTTTTAGTTTTTCTATTCATCTGCATTGTGACGTTTTGAAAAGATAATAATAAACGACCAGCAATACTTGCTTGTTGAGATGATATTTTACTTGGATTACTAGACTGTTGAGTTTCTTCTGCAATAGCATAGAAATCTTCAAAAGCTTTTGTTTCAGCTTCTGCTTCAGTATATAATTTTCCAGTATCAGGATTAACTCTATTTAATAAAGCTTTTTTACGATTAATAAAAAATGTAGAACCACCAAGTGCAATTGCAAAACTATCCATTATTCTAGTTATTGCAAAACCTTTATCAAGTAAGAAGCTAAAAGCTCCTTTAATACCACCTTTTTTAGCGGCATCTGCAAGTTCCGCTTCATTTACATTTATTCTTAATCCATCACGTCTATTTACTAAATAATCTGAGTTCATTAATTTCATAAATGTAGGCCACATTTCTGGACTTGCAAAAGCTTTAGCAGCTGCATATATATTATTATCACCCCAATTTATAAAATTTACCGTAGATAACGACTGTAGTAAACCAGATCTCATATTTAAGAACATAACGTTAGCTACAGAAGCATTTAACCAATCAAGCATTTCATTTACTACACGAGCACCGCTACCAGTAATTTTAGGTCTATTACTACCAGATTTCATTCTACGTATAGAATCTTCTAATGCTTCTCTATATTTAGTTCCAAATAAAGCCTCTAACTTATTTAAATTTTCTGGAGTAAAAATCATGTCTACATTTTCATTAAACTCAGCCATTAATTCAGATCTAAATGATTTATCCATAGCATTAAGTATATCATTTTTAATACTACCTCCTAACCAGTTTTTTCCTGGAGGTGGATAATCTTTACTTTTTTGTATTAACTGTAATTCATCTGCAAACACACTTAATTCAGGATCAGCTTCTACAGCTTTTACTAATCTATTTATATCTCTTTTAGACATATCAGGTATATCATTACCTTGCTTGTTCCATAAATAAACTCTTACCGCTTGCTCTTTATTAAATGGTCCACCATCTATTTCAGCTAACAACGGATTAGTTAAGCTTAACTTACTACCTCTTAATGAAGGAAACTTTTTTCTTAATGCAGCAAAATCTCTACCAACATTCACCTTTGCTGTTAACAGTGCTAATTCTGCTCTGTTATAAGGAGTAATTAAATTATCTTCTATAAATTTAGCATGCTTATCACCTTGCTTGCCTTTTCCTCTTAAAGCGTAGGTTAAACCGGCAAAGTCTTCAGCTGAATATGTAATAGTAAATTGTCTACCAATACGTTTAAGTATTCCTCCATCTTTTTTCTTACCTTCTAATCTTGCTCTAACTGTAGAATATTTTTTAAATGATTCAACACCTGTAACTTCTTCTAGTTGTTTATTAAATTCTTTATTTAATCTTTCGCCTTTACTTTCTTTAGCTTGCTGCACGTCGTTTTTAACATCAATAGCATCCAAAACCTGTTTAACACCTTGAACATTAGCTAATGAATCATCAGCAAAGTAAAAATCATTATAACCTTCAGCTGTTTTGTTTAAAACCCAGTCAACTTTAGCTTGTGGAGATCCGTCTTCTAAGCCAGTTATGTTTTCTAAAGGTATATTTATACCTATACTATCTAAAAACCGCTTAATAGATGCTGCAGATGCTTGAGGACGCGCAGTAAGAACAAATATATCTTTGCTTCCAAACTTATCTTGACGTCTTCTAGCTAAATCCGCTAGTGGACCTTGAGCTGTAGACTTAGAAACTTTATCAAAATTACTAAAATCAAACGTTGCTCCTTTTGCTTCTAAAAGATTAGCATTTTCAGCAAACTCTGAAGCGCTTATTTTTTTTATTTTACCATCAGGCATATTTACTATAACTTTTTCTTTTGTTTTAGCAAGTGTGTCGTCAAAGTCAAATACACTTATACCTTTTGTTGGTTTGTCTTTTTTAAATACTTCGCCTTTAGATTCAAGGCTGTTAAGCATAGTATTCTTAGCTGTTTGCGGAGTAACACCTGGTTTTAATGGACCGCCTAATTCATTAGCATTTTTATCTACTTGTATTTGTTCAGCTTTTTTAACTGGTATAGCTTTATTTAGTTTTTTATTTAAATTAGAAGCTTTTAATTCATCATCAATTTGTAGATCATAAAGTAATTCATTTTGATAGTGCAGTACAGCTGGAATATCATTACCGTTTTTATCTTGATATTGATCTTTATTTAACCCTAAACCTAAGCTTTCAGCTACTGTAATAACCTTAGTACCAAAATTTTTTGTTGTAAGATAACTGTTTAAGTTTATACCACCTTGAGTATCAATCATGTTTAAATCCGTGTGAGCATATCTAATCCAAACACTAGAGTTTTCATTATCAAAAAATTCTTGAGGCACACCAACTCTATAAAATATATTTACTTTACTATCATCGCTTTCTAATAATTGACCTTGTTGGTAATTATTTTTAACAAAGTCAAAATCAGTTTCAACTCTTCCTTGTAATGCCATATCTAAGAGAGTACTAGTAATTATATTAGCTGGCATTGTATGCTCTGCTACATAATTATCTTTTCCTTCTAGTTTAGAATCAGAGAAAAAAGTAATAGGAGCTAATGATCTTATTGGGTGAGTGCTCATAGCGCCTGAAGTTCCTAACCATTTAGACCAAAATGCAGCTTTTTCTACGTTTATACTACCATCTTCATTTCTAATTTCTTGTTGAATTACATTAGCTAGGTTGTTTAAAACTTCTATTTTATCTTTTTGCTGATCTTGAAAATCTTTATCTTCTAATTTTTTTCTTCTTTGTTCTAATGAATATCCACTATAATCTCTTTGCTCTTTAACAGATTTACTATAAGTATTTTTTGGATCTATTTTTGATTTAGGTAATTTACTTCTATCTAAAGTAGTTATACCAGTATCAGAAGTAGTTACAAAATCTTCTAAACTATTTTCTTTTACAAATTTTTCAGTTAAAGGCATGTTAAATATAGAATCAAAATCAGCTTTATTTTTAAATATACCATTTATATCATAAAAACCACTAGCTTTTATAAAATTTAAACCTAATTTAGGTAATGAAGCTATCATGCTTTCATTACGTATTCTTCTACCTTTATCTGTTAATCTATCTGCTAATCTACTTTTTCCAGGTGTAACACCTAAAGGCGTTATGCCATTATCTCTTAATACTTTGTCTGTAGATATTCTTGATATTCTACCAAGTTCTTGTAATCTTTTGTTGTCTAATCTTTGTTGAGCTACAGATCTACCTCTAGTCTTTTTTGTTTGTAACTTTTCACCTTCACTTTGTCTACTTCTTTTATCAAAGGTTCTACCAGATGGAGTTAATCGTTCAACAGGTCCAGAATCTACTACTAAGCTACCATCAGCAGCTGTTTGTATTCTCATAGGTCCTCTACCCATATCTGCTAATACTTGATTTGGCGTACGAGTATCGTCTTTAGGTTGTCTTTGTATTTTTTCACCTTTACTAAATCTAGCGCCTTGCTGTACTCGTTTAGCTTGAACTGGCTGAGCTGTTTCTAATATACGATTACGTATATGTAAACCTAATAAACCTCTAATAGTTTGACCAACTCTATCTCTATATATTGGTTTTTCTGGTTTAGTTCTTATAAGATCCATGTAATCTTTTAATGAACCAGTTAATTCACCATCAGTATATAAGGCGTCTTTTACATTTTTAGGTACAAATGTTCCTTTACCAAAATCATCTTTTGTCTTAGGTAATCTAGCAAAATCATCTTTAGCATTTTTAAGTAAAAATTGTTTTGCTTTAGTTAAACCTTCAGAATCTGTTTTTTGAAAGTTTCTTGTTTTATCGGTTATTGTTTGCGGATTAATACCAAACTCTTCCGCATATATATCAGCTACTTGCTTAGGTATATTTCTTGTTTCGGCAAACTTAACATCTTTACCTTCGTAAGCTTGATTAACTGCTTCTGTTATTCTAGTTTCTGTTTCAGCATCTAAACCCGTGGTTTCACTAGGTTTTCTAGCTAGTTGAGTTGTATCTGTAGTTTCTGTTGTTTCTACAGCTACTTCACCAGCGGTGGATACATCTATACCTGGACCAGCTGTTCTGTCAGCTATTGCTGCGTCAATCTCAGGTTTTCTAGTTTTTATTGTTTGAGCTAAGTATGTACTTACTTGAGCTCCACCTTCTAAATCAAAACCAGCTAATGCGCTAGTGTTTCTAGGTCCATATCTACCTTGACCAGATCCTTCAAACTGTCCTAATATTTGGTCAATAACAACTTCTTTAGCGGCATTCATTTCAGCTTCGTTGTTAATATTTAAATCTTTACTTATTAATGGCCAGTTTTTTTCTACTAAAGCTTGAGCTAATGGAAACTGCTGATCAGTTTTATTTTGTATAGCTTCATTCAAACCTTGTTGAAGCATGCTGTTATCTAATTCCATGTAAGCTTGAGTAGCTTCTGGTATTATTTCACCTATAGATTCTCTATCTCTTATATTAGGTTTAGCGTTTAAAGGATCGTCTTCTGCTGCTCCACCATCTAATACTTTAGTATCTTGTACATTTCTCTGGTGATTTTTTATAAAATTAGAAACATCACTAGCAGTTTCTAATTGCAGCATCCATGATGGATCACCTAATATTTTACTAACAGCTCCATTAATAAAGCTTTTTAAAGATGGTACATTAACTAAATCACTTTCACTTAATATGCCTAACGTTATAGCATTGTTAATCTGAGCCATTGTTTCTTCATAATAACCTGGACCACCTTCGTATTTTTTAATTCTATCTTTTAATTGCTCTAACTGTTGTTTCTTTTTAGGATTAGTTTCAATATCTATTTTATCATCAATAGTATTTTGTAATTCATCTATTGCTGAATCAGATGTAGATTTTAAATCACCATCTATTTTTAATCCTTTTTGAGCTACAGCTTGATGGAATAATTCTTCTAGCGGAGCAACAGCAGCATATTGAGCATCGCTTGCTGTAGTAGCACCATGTATTCTTTTTTGTATAGCTCCATCATTTATAACTATATCTCCATTAGCTGTATACATACCATTAGAAGGAGCATCTCCAGTAAACTTACTTACAATATCATTTACTTCTGCTTCTGTATATCCAGCTTCTTGAAGTTCTGATCTCATTAAGTCAGGACTATCAAGTGCAGCTTCGCTTACAACTGTATATTTTTTATTAGCATCAGACATTGTCATAGCAGCATCTTGTGCAAAATCATATAAACCAAGATCGTACTCTAGATTTAAATTAACACTCATACCGTACTTGTTATTTAAATCAGTTTGTTTTTGTAAAGTACTTCTTTTCTTAGCACCAAGTAGTTCGTTTTTTCTTTCTGCTATTGCATCATATTGAGCTTGTATTTTCTTTTTAGCATTTACAGCATCTGCGCCTTGTGTATCACCCGTAGCAGCTAAACCTCTCATTTGAGCTCCTAATGATCTTTCTTGTCTACTTAATTCTGCAACTTCTTTTATTTCAGCTTCACTTAAATGATTTAGCTTTTGCATTTTAAAAGCATCAGAAAAACCTAGTTTTTTAACCATAGCTATACGCTGATTCATAGCATTAGTTAAAGCTTTACCTTTTAACTTACCCTCGCTTATTTGTGATTGCAATACTAACAATTCGTTTACATCTTTTTTATTTTGCATAACCTCATCTCTAGTTGTAAACTCATTCTGAAGTATTTGTCTAGTGTTAGACATTGTAGTTGGTGCCATAATAGCAAACGAAGTAATAGCTGTTTTTACAAAGAAATCAGCATTTAAACCTTCTGTTATAGGTTTATCTTCACCTAATACAACTACATCAATAGCATTGTGTGATACTTGCGTTAACGCCTCTTCCATTAATTCTGATGGCATTGCTTTTGTAACGGCTGGTCGTAAACCTTTTATAACACCTTTACTTATAACTCCAGCAAAATTAGTAGAGTTTTCATACATAGCTTTTTTAGCTGCTGTTTTACCAAAAGCTTTAGCTGAAGCATTCACGCCTGATACTAGTTTTAAAGAACCTAATGTTTCTGCTAATGTTGCAGTGCCTCCGTAAGAATAAGCTGCAAATGATTTTGTAGCAAAACTAAGATTAGATGTTAAACTGTTTTCAATATCATTAACTTCTGCTTGTAATAAATCTCTTTCTTCGGGATTTAAAATAGCTCCATCGCCCTTTCTATTTAAAGCACTTCTTAAAACGTTTAGTCTATCTCTTTGTTCGCCTTGTTTTATAGATAACTCACTTAGTTTACCACCTGATTCACCACCAAAGAATATAGCTTGTGAAGCTCTCATTGCGTATAAACCATATGTTCTTTGTGCTTTTAAAGCGCCGCGCATTACGTCAGCTCCTTTTCCAACAGCTTTAGCAACTCTTAAACTACCCGCTATTGCAGCTCCTGCAGGAATAAAAGTAGTAAGTATAGAAGGACTATTATCTGCCAATGCTTCACCTACGTATCTAAAAACACTAACACCATCTTCACCTATATCATCTAATTCCAATGGTGGTGGTAAAGTTTCAGCTCTAGTAGCAGCTATTCTGTTATTATAATTTGTTAATGTTTGTTGACAAAGTTCTATACTTTTTTCTAATCTAGCTTCTCTTTCTGGATTTTGATCATTATTATTTAGTAATTTTAATAATCTTAAACCTCCTTCTTGTATGTTTTTAGCAACATTATATGATCCTCCAATAAAAAAATCTTCTAAAGCAGCACTAGCTCTAGCACTTAAAGAATAATCCATTCCCAACATTTTGTTAAGAACTTCATTTTGCATCATATCTTGACCATAACTTTCAACTTCCTTATTAAAATTTTCCATAGAAGTTCTAAGTAATTGAGTGTCTCCTACCAATGAATCATATGTTTCATCAAAATTCATTGCTTCATACTCATCATAAACACTTTGATATTGAGCTAGCTTTTCGTTATAAAGCTTAGTTTCTTCTTCAGTCCAATTAGACTCTAATTTAATACCGCCAAAATCTACACCAGAATTTGCAGATTGCATTTCTTGTAGCTCGCTTTGTATTTTATCTAAATCATCTATAAAAGGCTGTCTAGTTTTTTCAAACTCTTTGTATCTTTTTTCAAGATTAGCTTGAGTTTCCTCAAAAGCTAATGCTGTAGCCTCCCATTTTTTAGTAGGATCTTGTATATTTTCTTCATTTAAAGCTTGAGCTGCTCTAAATAAATACATGTGCTCTTTACCAAAACCTTCTGCTTGTTTGTTTGTAAGATAAGCTCTTAATTTATCTTGATATATTTCTGCTTTTGCCTCGTTTATATTTTGATCATTAAGAGTTAGTTTATCTCCAGTGTATACACCATCTTTTAAACCAGCTTCATATAATTTATAATCACTATAAATATCTCCGTAATGCTGCTTTAAATAAGATTCATAAGCTTCATCACTATCATATTTTGGTTTATCACGTAGATACCTTTTTTCACCGCTAGGGGTTGTATAATATTCTTTTACTTTAGCGTTCCTATCATCAAGCTCATTAGTTTTAAATTTATTTTTTAAACCTTGTTGATAAACAGCAGCATTATCTATTGCTGTAAACTCATCTGATTTTAAATATTTATTTAATTCAACTGCTTCTTGCTGAACTTTAGGATTTTCTTGAAACTCTTTTTCTGTTAAAGAAAAAACACCTGGCCCTGAACTAGTATTAAAACCAAGTTCATTAGCGTAAGATTTACTAATTTTTATGGTTTTATTAAGATCTTCCTCTTCTTTTTTCTTGTCTTCAACCGCTTGCTCTTGCTCTTTTTGCCAAGCAGATAAGGCTTCAGAAAGCTCTACACCTGTTAATCCAGCGTTAATGAGCTCTTGTTCTTTCTCTTGTAACGTCATTCAATTTAATTTTGAGGTTGTTCAGCTGCTTCTTTTACGTCTTCTGTTTCTAATTCAAATGGAGCTGCGTCTGCAGAAACACTAGGTATTTGATTAGTTGTAAATTGTTTTAAATAATTATTCATAAAGTATTCTTTATACTTAGACATAAATAATTCTTTTTTATCTTGCATTAATGGTAAATCTTTTTCATATGACCATGCTACAAAACCTGCATTAGCGTTTTGTGCCATTTGATCATCTTCTTCTACACTTGTCCCAGCACCTATAAACACGTTCCATGCTGCAAGTACTGATTGTTCTGAACTTAGTAAACCAGCTACTTCAGCATTTATAAAAGGAGTTACTTTTCTTTCAATTTTATCAAGATCATATCTTAATATATTTCTAGCCATACCATCTCCTATTTCAACTACTTCATATATATATTGACCTTGTTTATCTTTTAATACAAACTCTTCAGCTATTTTAGCTCCAGGCATTAATTCACCTGTTTCAGGATTAGTTGAATTACCAGCCATAACACCAACTTCACCTAATAATCTAAGCATGTCTTTGTTTATATCTGGAGTTTCTGCAACTATATCTGTACCTGATTCTAATAAAGCATCTAACGCGTCGTTATTGATAATAAATGGCTGCTCAAGCATTGGCCCTTCAAATACCATTGATTGACTACCATCTGCGTTTAAATATAAAGATATATTATAACCATCGCTTTTAGCAAACGTAGGTTTACCTGTTAATATAGCATATGCAACAGCATATTTATAATCTTGATTAACATCGTAATATGCATCTTCTGTAATACTTAATTGAGATCCTACGTTAGTAATAAAATCCATAGATTTTTGTGGAGCTTCCATTAAGTATTTTAATTGTTGATTTTCAGTGTAGCAAGTAGGATCAACACAAGTATTGTTTTGTATAGCAGTTTTTAGTTTAGCATACATTTTACCCGTGCCTTCATAAGCATTGTCTAATATTTTAAAATTATAATCAGCGTGACTAGCAACATATTGCTTATTATAACCAAGTGCATTACTCTTGTTTAATTGCTTTATAAACAGATTAATTTTTATGTTTTTATCTTCCATTATAATTTATTTATTAATCTCCACCCCAATCAGCACCACCTAATATACTAGCAGCGCCGCCAATAGCTCCAGTTATTGCAGCTGTTTGATCAGCTCTTGCTTGAGCTGCAGCACCTCGTAAAGCGCCAATTTGATTAGATAATCTATTAAGTTGCTGCATTTCTCTTTGTTCTGTTTGAGTAAATACAAATTGTTCACCTGCTACTTCAGCTTGTTGTATTCTTTGAGCTTCAGCCATTCTTTGTCTTTGTAGCGTAGCCTCACCCGCTAACCTTTGTTTTTCATTAGCAACTTCTTGTTGTTCTATATTTGCAGCAATATTCTTTTTACTTTGTAAAGCGGCTTGAGCTAAAGCTGTAGCACCGCCAGCGCTACCACCTGTTGCTCTAATAGTATCTAAAGTATTAGCAAGCGCAATATCAGTTTGTTCCATTTGCATTTCAGTTGCTTGTGTAGCTACTGATAAATTAGCAAAAGGATTAGACAGCATAGAGCTTAAATCAGTTATATTTTCGTAAGGATTTATTATTTCTTGTCTATTAGCTTCCAAATTATTTAATTTAGCTTCTAATGCTCTAGCTTGGTTTTCTCTACGTCTAGCTTCACGTTTAGCTCTACTAGCTCCGAAAATACCACCTACGATGCTTACCGCACCTCCTATTATTGCTCCTGCTGGCATTCTGTTAAATTTTTATTATTAATATCCATTACTTGAATCAAATTTTGCTCCTACTGAAAATAATACTTTAGCTCCACCTACATCTGTTACATTATCAGTAGCAAATGTAGCTGTAGCATAATATCCTTTTATACCGCTTATAGCGTCTCCAAATATTATTTCTCCATTAGTTGGAGTTGAGTTGTTTATCACGTTTGATACGTAACAATTTTCTTTTCTATTAAATCCTGCATAATATCTTGGTACAGGCGGATTTACTGTGCCAAAACCTGTTGGTGGTGCTGCAGCGTAATTTGCTCTTGATATAGCATTTCCATTTGAATCATATGCGTATTCACCTCCATAATAACTTAATACCGATGTAATTGTATCGTTATTATTTTCATAAGATGTTGTTGAAGGATTTACATCTTTACCTGTTGCTGTAGATATAAGAGATCTTACTTCCCAACCATTACTACCTTCATAACTTACAGTGCTAAATGTTTTAGCTCTAACTGGTTCGGGATTAAATACAACTGTTATAGTACTTTGATAATCTACACCATAAAAATTACCTCTATTTACAGTTGAATCATAATGTCTGTATAAACCTTGACTGTTTGTGCTATAAAAATTATTTCTTATACTAAAAATTTGATCTGGTCTATAATCAAATAAACTAGTCCAACCTTGTACACCTTCATCAAAAGCAACTGTATTGTAAGCTGGCGAAGATTTATATAAATCATCTTGCTGAGTAGAAAGAACATATTGATCATTATATATATCCCAACCACCTATTGCAAATCCTTTACTACCACCAGCATCTAAATTATTTAATTCATCTCTATAAAAATCTCTCATACCTAGTTGAGATATTTCTACAATACTAGATCCTCTCAACGATAATACTACGTTATTATTTTTATCTGTAAAATATTTATTATTTGCGTATACAGCAAAACTTTCTGGATTTTTACTAATACCGTATTTTCCTGGTATTGGTTGTATTACACCTATAACTAAATTACTAGAAGTAACAGCTGGATTACCTTCAGCTGTAAAAATTGCAGCTTTATCAATTAGAGCTCTACTAACTTTGTTTTCTTGAAATACAAATAAATTAGTATCTTCCGCGTAAAGTTTTTGTATACTTCCATTAGCTGGATCTGTTGCTTTTTCAATATCATCTGCTGTTGAAAATACATTTGTTTCATTTATACCAGTTCTAGAATTAAATACACCTGAATATATTAATGCATTAAATCTAGTGTATGCAGCTGGTTCAGCTTCTACTAAATAAGCTTTAGCACCATAATCTAATGAAGTATTATTAAAACCACCTCTTATTCTAGCTTCTTCAACTATATAAGCATTTGTAGCTGAAGCTCCTGTAACTTGAGGATAACCACCATTAATAGTAGAAGTACCCGACGTTTGTGGTATACCATAAGAACCATTCCATATTGGATCGTTACCTGAGTTTATCTTCTTTAAAATAAAAGAGTTAAAATATTTTACTTCTATAGTTGCGCCCATATTTTATAGTTACATGTTTTATATTATTTCTACTGCATAAGCAGAGATGTCTTCAGCTACAAAAGTTTCAAGACCAGATCCAGCACCGCAATCATTGCCAGCAAAAGGTGGTTGAGCTAAGTATAAAGCTTGAGCAGCAGCAAAGCTTACAGCTGAAAAATAGAAAACTCCACCTTGACCACCGCCACTAGCTGGATTTGCGTTTGTTCTGTCTATTGTTAAAGTTGCATTATCACCACTTGTTCCGTTAGCTAACTGTAAAGTAGCGTCATCAGGATTAGTACAAGGTATAGCTGCATAATAATAGTATCCATTTTCAGCAGCAACTGGTGATCCTGATATTTGAAATCTTGAAACTGATTGCTCATTACAATTATCTGGACTATCACAGAAATAAATTGTTTTTTCATAGCTAACAACTTTATCAGCTCTATTTAAATCTACAGCATAATTTGAAACAATAGTTTCGCCAGCATCTTCAAAAGAAAGAGTTAAAACATAGTCTGCAACTTGTATTGTTGGGCTTGCTATAAAAAATTGTGATTGAAGTTCGGTAGCAACAACTGAATTACTTAAAGTAAAGTAATCACTTATGCTTTCTTCACTGCCTATAGCAGCTCCATTTTTAGTTAAGTTTGTTATACTGACATCATAATCTTGAGTTCTTAGAGTTGTATTAGCTGCTCCATTATGTGATAATATAGTAGTCAATGCGCTTGTGTTTGTTCTATTTGTAGAAACTGGTGAAGTTCCTGGAGTAGTTATTTGTGGCTGAACATTTATAGGTCCAAAATTATTTCTATCTACTTCTACAACTGATTGAACTGAGTTAAACGTGGTAGTTACTCTAAATTTAAAATTAAATCTTCTAGCAGGATCAGGTGGATTTATAGGTGAACTAAAAAACACTGCGTTAAAATAGTTAGTAGTAGTTTGTATATTAAATGTAATAGTAGGATCTGTTAAAACTCCTGTTTGAACTAAATTAAAATAAGGCGATGTTCCTTGTACTGAGTTACCAGGATTGTTTCCATCTGTAACATCTATTAATTCTACATCTAATTGAGTTAATAAAGCATTTGTAGTGTCTAAAGGAACTCCAAACTGATCAACAACTTGAAAAGTGCTAGATAATATATTAGCTCCTGAAGCAGCGGCTTCTGTCCACCCAGATGTATTAAAACTACTTATATCAGCTCCACCTAAACTTTCAGATAATATTAAAGAATTTAAATCAGATATTAAACCAGCTGTTGTTGTTTCAAAATATATATCTAAATTAGAAACTGTAGGGGTTGTTTCATAAACGCTTAAGTATTGTATTCCTGGTAATTTTAAAGTTCCTAAATTAGGAGCTGTAAAGCCTGGGATAAACCTTAAAATATCATTTTGTTCTAATGTAGCTGTAAAAGCAGCACCTGTTATATCTATTAATTGAACAGGAGACGCGTTGTTATTAGTAAATACATCTTCTGGTATATTAGGACCTTCTACTTTCATACCAGGAACTAAAGTACCTTGTATATTTGTTATAGGTATTGCAGTTCCAGTAGTAGTTGCTGAAACAGTTGCTGAAGCAGGCGCGTAGTTAGTGTCTGCAACTTGACCTATTTGATTTTCAGTACTTATTCTTGCTATTAATGGATTTGATTCAAACAAATAAAACTGTGGAAAATAATTAGGTCTAGGTTTATCTAAAGGATTATATTCAAATAAATCTACCATAGTAGAAATAGTTGAAACAGTATCAGCTGTTCTTTCAGGATAATATTGAGTATTAGACAAACCTAAATTAGTAGCAGGTAAACCCCATGATAAATTACTATATGTTATAGCGGTTGCAGTGTTTTGTACTCTACCAAATAATCTTACAGAACTTCTATATTGTTTTTGATCAGGACCTACTTCATTTAAGTCTCTAGGTACTTTATTTATATTGTCATTAATTAAAACAACATGTGAAGTACTTGTAACTTCTTTTTTTGTATCTTCAGGATAAGCAGCCATAATACCCGGTAAATAAACATTATAATAATCTTGTTCTGTTTGTTTAACAACTATCTTATAACTATACCAACCAAGCGGATTATAGTCAGCGCTTGTAATATCTCCATTATAAATACCAGGCCAACCTGTTTGATTATTAGGCTGGGCCGGTGATATTGGATTATTAAATAACAACTTTAAAGAATTACCTGGAAAACTAACTTGATTAACACTTTCATCTATATATCCTGAATAAACAGTATCACCAATAAAATTAGAAGTTCCAACTGTTATAGTATCTTTATTATTTGAAAGTATAACAGATGATTGTCTACCAAATCTATCTGAAAGTACTATACCTACTTGATAATTTCTATTTTGCTTTAGAGATGAGTTAGGATATTCTACTAAACTAGTAGTATCGGTGTCAACACCAAGATCTTGAAAAGTTAACGTTTCACCTGTATTTAATCTAGCTACTGATCTATCTAGCTGAATATTAGGAGCAGAATAACTAGTTACAACTCCTATTAAAAAACCGTTATTATCACCACCTGTACTACCTAATTTCCAACCAAACACAGCGTCTCCAACAGTTATGCTTCCACTAGTTATAGTTACAGGTATGTTAGTTCCAGCAGCTATATTTGTAGCTCCAGCGTTTACAGTAGCTTTTCCATTTATAACTTTAAAATTAGATTTAGCACTAGACTGAACATTGTAATCTAATGAAACTGGAGGTGTATGTTTATTTTGAAAATTACCATATATAACTCTATTACCTGACATTTCCTGAGCAAGAGCTTTAACTGGAACTTTATCAAATACTCTTAAAAGTTCACTATCAGGTAAGGTTTTAAAAGGTTTTGTAGAGTTATATAAATATTCATACGTAGACGGATTTGTTGCATAAAAATATTGACTTGTTGAAAAAGTTACAGTTTGAGCCGTATCAACAACTAAAACTCCTGTAGTAGAATTATATGAAACAACTTTAGTACCATCCACTACTCCTCTACCATAAACTAAATCGCCGGCTTTAAAATTACCTACAACATTTGATATAACAATTGTAGTAGGATTAGTTAAAGAACTAAATTGACCTCTACCGCCTGAGTTATATATATCTTCTACAGGTATTGTGTCTATAACTCTTACAGCTAAACCATCTGATTCTTTATATAGTATTTGTAATTCCTTTATTTTAAGCTCGTTTTGTAAATTAAATTTTGTATATGGTAATGGAAATATTAGTTTTATTTCATCTACTTTATTTTCTACAAAATCTACAATAGTACTTCTATAAGCAGATGCTTGATCATCTTTGCTAAGTCTAGGAGATTCTTGTTCGGCATACATAAAGTATCCATCTTGTTTAGGTATAAAAGCAGCTTGAGTAAAAGGAGACATAATAGAGTATTCATTATCATCAAACCTCCATCTATAACTAAATCTTACAAATTTATCTTCTAAGTAAGCTGGATCACCAGCAAACAATGGATTATAATAAGGATTAGCATTAAATACAATTTCATCTCCTATAGCTCTACCATGTGCTCCACTAGTAGTTACAGTTGGCCAACCTCCAGCAACTGTAGTTCCTGTATCTATTATTTGCCCTGTGCTAGAATCAATATATCCAACACTCGCGCCAGAAACTGGAACAATACCTTTTGCTGTAGCAACATCTATTGTTATTTGATTAGCTGCTGGAATAGCACTAGCATCACCTGTTAATCCTATAGGTGTAGTTTTACTAGTAACATCTTTCATTGTTGTTTCATGAGTAGGCGTAGGATTCCAAGTTGTATTACCTCCTAATTCACTTCTTTGAAATAACTGTATTGGTTGGTAAGGATTATATTTAGCAACAGATATTTGATCTTCTTTTTGATAATATCTATTATCAGCAACAGCTCTTTCAATATTTATTTTTCTAGGTTGATTACGATTATCTGTCCAAAATAATAAATTTTCTACTAAATTAATACCATATATAGGATTTAATTGAGAAAAATTCAAAAAAGCAGACACAGCAAATAAACTTATAAATGTATCTGTTAAAGTATTATATTGAAAAACCCTATGATTTGATCCTGCACCAGAAGGAATAAAATTTTCTGTAGTATTATCAGTTGTAAATAAATATATAAAATTATTAGTATCATCAGTAATATAGCCAATACATTTGCTATTAGCTGGAAAAGTTAAACTAGTTAGTTTATTACCTAATACATTTTCTAATTCACCTACATCTGGTCCTTCTGATTTACTTACCTGTACATTTCTGGCATCTCTATACTCTCCGTTTGGTATTAAACGAGCATCTAGGTCTTTATTTAATTTACCTTTAACAAAGGTGTTAACAACTTTTGCCATTAAATTTTAGTGTTTTATCCATTTAGATTTACCACGCATAAGCTGTGTAAATTCTTGTAATTTTATATTAGATAATCTTATTTTAGCATTACGCAAAGCAGCGTATCTATCTTTTTTATATCTTTGAACTAAGCCTTCTGGTTGATTAGCTCTTGTTGACACTATATTATAAAGTATGCTTTTATACATTGCTTCTTCCGCCATTTTAGGTACTTTAGTATCTAAATCATAAGCAAGTCCATCAGAAATATATTCTAATACCACTAGCTTGTCTACTAGATTACTAGAAAAAGTAAACTTACCTTCTCTTTCATCAATACCAAACCATCCATTTACTTGAGATAATGTTGGGTCTAAACCATATAATCTACCCCAGTTCCATGGTCCATTTAAACTATATAAATCTGGATTAGCATATCCATAATAATCAAAATCACGATACCATTCACCATTAAGTAATTTAGTGTTAGCTTTTTTCCATCTTTCTTCTGTTATCGATGTACCTTCTAAGTTTTCACCAAAATTATCTTGAGTTGGTACAGAGTCGCTATCTTGTATAAAAGTATAATATGGATCAGTAGTTAAGTTATTAGCTGGATATAATGGTCTTTTTACACCTAGTTGATCTATATAGCAAAAACTTACGTAGTTTACATAGTCTTGTGGTATTATTAAAGACAGTGTAGATGGTACAGTTAATTCTGATGATTTAATACTTTTTAATGTATCATAACTAAATTCTTGCAAACTTCTTTTTGCAAAGAAAACAACATCAGATTTTTTGCATGTCTGTATAACTTTACCATCACCTACATAACCGACCATAAAGTTATTTATAATGTCGTTTAACTTCACATATTCGTATCCACCATAATTATTTTCTACAGCTTCACCATAAGCGTCATTGTTTCCATACTTACCTCCATCTAATTTTTTAAGTTGTACAACTATATAAGCATTTGCTCCTGGATTTCCAGTAATAGTTATAACATTATTGACAACCGTATAAGCCGCTGTATATTCAGTAAAACTTCCTGGAAAACCTGTAGTGCTAGTGTATAATTTAAAATTATTTAAAATATAATTTTCATCATTAGGATCCCAAGCATTAACGCTTTTAAAAACTAAATCAGTGTCAAATGTAGTTGTAAATGATTGACCAGCTGTATTGCCAGCATCACCTCTAAAGCCTTGAGCGCCTTGATAATATTGTGCGTTAGTTTCTGTTATTTTTGACATTATGATTTTTCGTTTTGTTCAACTTTAGCAGCATCTTGCATAGCTGTTTGAATTATTTCTTGATCTCTAATTATAACACCAGCATATTTTAATATATTAGTAATAATATTGGTTTGCTCAGATATATCTAATTGAAAATCTATAGAAGCTGTATTATTATATAAATACTGACCTAATGAACCAATAGTAAAAGCCCAATTAGGAGCGGTTGGATTTACTATACAGTTAGCAATTACTGAATCAGGTTTTGGAAATATTTTCATAAAAACTTGACGTGTAGTTGATGGAGCAATTGCAACATTAGTTATATATGCTAAAGGATATTGAGCTGTAGGTTCGGTTAGTTTTGATCTAGTAATTTCATTATAATCACTTCTGCTACTAACTTGTGTTATAGAATCGTAACGAGGACCGTTGCTTTGTGGATTAGTTGTATTATAAGTAGATATAACTTCACCTATATTATATAAAGGTCTTGATCCTCCATATATCCAACCATCATTAGCGGCATTATAAGTAAAGTTTGTTTCTTCTTCAAAAGGATACAGTTTGTAAGCATTGTTTTTAAACATATTAAAAAACTCTGTATCGTTTTGTATGTTTTGTTGATTAGGACGGTTTAATTGATTACCATTAGGAAAATATGATTCAAATATTTCTTCTTGCACCTGTGTAGCTAGACTATTAAACTCAGCAGGAGTTATATAACCTCTTTGTTCTTTGTTTAATATGTACAAGACTGTAGTGTATACTGTGTTTATATTTACCGCCATTATATTTTTTTATTATAATACAGAGGTGACATTATGTCACCCCTATATTATTATCACTTGTTAATTTAGTTTTTTATCTATAGATTTATAGATTTCAACACCTTCATCAGTTTTTAAGAAAGATGCAAACGCCGAGTATGGATTTTCATCAAACGGCACGTTCATTAACTTTCTATTATTTGAGCCCCAATAAAATGTTCTTTGGTCTTGAGATAAAATAACAATACCTGCTTCTTCAGCTCTAATAGCTAAATTTCTCAGCATTACATTTTCATCTTTAGCTAATTCAATAAATAACTTTGGATTTCTTTTAGCAAATAAAAGTAAATCTCTTTTTATTTCTTTAGAACTCATTAAACCAACTTTTGAACCTAATTCAACTCTCATTATTGCTTCTGCTTGATCAATATCAATTGTTCTAGCAGCATTTAAAGCGTCAATTTCCCACTCAATAGTTTCAAGTTCATCTTCTGCTTGTTTAATTGGTTTAAACTCAGTATACATTTTACCTTTTAAAGGGTGGTATAAACTTAATAGCTTTTGTAAAGCAATGTTTTTTGCTGGCACGTCAAGTCTACCATCTTTAAATACAATATGCCCAAGAGTTGCCTCTCCATTTTGCTCGTCTGCAAATGGTGAAGACATATTAGTAGCATATCTTATTTCTCTTTGTTTTTTTGTTTTTGGATCAAACCAAAGTAAAGCATGTTTTCTTGTATGCTTACCTGGTATTGTTAATGTTAAAGGTGTTTTATTTCCTTTTAATAGATATGTTCTATCTTTTACTTCCCATTCAGGTTTTACAACCTTAGGTGTTTCTTTTTTAGGTTCAGCAACAACTGCAACCTCTTCTTTTTTCTTTTTTGTCATGATATAATAAAATTAAATAGTTAAAAGGTATATGGGCGCCGAAGCGCCCTTACCTTTATAAAAATTACACTCCTTTGAATAATACAAAGTTGTTAGCAGCTTGTGTTACTAAACATCTTTCTGATAGGAAATTAATTTCCATAGCATCAAGAGTTGAAGTAAACGCACCACCCGCAGAACCAGTCACCCAAGACTTCATTCTTCTATCGTCAGCTTGAGAAGCTCTATATCTAACGTGTAAGAAAGGTCTTCTGATGTTAGTTCCTAAAACTTGATCGTAAACTGTAGAAGTTCCAGCTGGTATTAATACACCTTCAATTGAGTTGATACCTGTAATAGCACCTCTTGTAGAAGCGTCATTTAAGTATTTCCAATCGGTTTTGTAAAAATCATAAGAACCTCTTCTAAATCCTGAAAATCCTAAGTTAAGCGCCATTTCTTCTGAATTTTCAAATAATCCAAAAGCAACACCACCTGTGCTACCAGCAGAAATACTAGCTAGCATATCATCAAAATCTAGTGCAGTTTGTCTTTGTAAGAATAGCATGTTTTCTTCAATTGCTCCTTGAGTATCTAGGTTTCTAAGAATTTCATCAAAGTCTCCAATACCACTTGCAGCAGTAAATCCTACTTCAACATTACCTCTTCCTTCGATAGCAGCAAATAAACCTTCAGTGCCTGGTAGTTTATCAATTTGATAATCACCAGCACCTGCAGCAACGTTTAATTCACCTTCAATACATACCATTTCTAAATAATCTTCAAATCTTAGTCTAGTTTCAGACTCAGCTTTTAAATACCATAAGTATCCAGAAGCACCGTCTTCAGTAGCAACTTCAACCCAACCTATCTGCGCCATATCAGAACCATTTACTATATATTGATCTCTAATAATAACTGGTGAGTTAGAAAATTGTGTAAAAGAAGGATCAACAGAAACTCTTACTGAATCAGCAGTAGTTCCAGCAGTAGATCTTCCTTTGCTGTATGCAGAACCGTAAACAAATACTTTAAGACTTCCAGAATTAAAGTTGTTTGCAGCAGTATACTGAACACCGTCCCATGCTTGTACTGTAATGTTACCAACACCAGGTCCACCAGCTGTTACAGCAGTAACAATTGCTTTTCCTGAAGCACCAGTACCTGTATCTAATACAACTACAGTGTCATTTACAGAGATAACCATGTTTTGACCAGCTGTAGCACTTAATGTTAAAATAGTACCAGCACCGTTAGCAGTCATGTTATCGTATGAAATATGTAATCTATTTTGCTCAGACCAGATTACTTGGTCAGAGGTCATTGGCATTTCTGCACCAACCATTCTTAAAAATCCAGATAACGTTCTGTTTCCATAACGCTCTACTTCAGCTTCGTAGACCTCTGGTAAATACTGTTGGATAAAATCATTAGCACCTCCAGTGTTGAACTTTAAATAATTGCTATTTAAAAGCTCTTGCTTCTGAGATGGTAATATTGATCCAAACTGTGGACTTAATGTACCCATAATTAATAAATTTTAAATTAGTTAAACTTTTTTGTTTTAATTTTAAGTTTTGTAGAGTCTGCACCACTAATCGATTTTACTTTAAAGCCACCAACGAAAACTTCACCTGTATTACCTTGTCTAGCTTTTACATCAGAAAGGTTTTTAGATTTGTTAACTACATCCTTAACGGCGTCAGCTTTGCCTTGTTCATAAAAATGAGTAGCGATCTTATCTACGTTTTCAGCAGCATACATTGCTTTATGATAACCAGCCGGGTCTACTACACTACCATCTGCATCTAGGAACTTCCCTATCAGATTGTTAATGTTTGATTGGTTTTCTGCAACTGCATCACGATTTTGTATGTTATACTTATACTTTTTGCCTCCAACTTCAAAATCAAAACCTTTGAATTGATCGCTGAAAAGCTGTTTAGTACTTTGTTTAAACTGCGTGTGTAGTTGCTCAGCCTGTTCTTGCTGTTTATTGTAACGATTAAAAAAGTCTATTGCTTTTTGTTGCTCTTGAGTTACACCAGGACGTAATTTAATTTCGTCATAGTATTTATTTTTCAAGTTGTCTAGATATGTTCTAGCTTTAGCAACTTCTTCTTTAAATGCTAACTTTTTCTTTCGTATATCTTTTTCCTCATCAATATCTGAATCCCATGTAAAATCTTCTAAAATAAGATCTACATCTTCAGCATCTAAATGAGGTTTATTTTTTTTATAATATTCTTTTAACAATGCTTTTTCATCAACGTTACTGTAATCTGCATTTAATCTAACATAGTCTTCTACAGTACCACCTGTTTCTTTCATAAAGCTAACAAGCTTTTCTACATTTTCAGGTAAATCTACAGCTGGTTGTTCAACTGGTTTTACTTCTGGTTGTTTTACTTCTTGCTTAACTTCTTCTTCAGTTACTTCTTGGATCGGAGAAAACCCTTCAGTAGTCTCGTTGGACTCTTGTACAGGTTCTCCCACCTCTGTGCTATCTCCGGATGGTTTTTCCACAGATACCTCCTCTGTTTCTCCGATTTGAATGGCATTGTCTTCTTTTTTAATTTCTACTTTTTTAACATCAGGCTCAACTTCTACTAAAGGTTCTTTAATATTTACCTTTTGTATTTCTTGTTCTTTATTACCTAATTGTTTTGGTTTTCTAGGTTTTGATTTACCTTTTAAAGTAAATTCACCTTCTTGCTTAACCTCTACGGCTGCTTGTTTTTCTGACATAATATAATATAATTAAATAGTTAATACTACATGAAAGGCGACATGTCTAGTCCTGATTCAGCTTCAAAATTTATAGCTGGGCTATCAGTTTGTCTCTGCTGTATCATTTTACTCTGTTGAGTTCCTTCCATTTTTATTCTTTTATCTTTACGATCTTCTATTTCTTTTTCTTTTTGTTGTTGTTGTTGAACTTCTAATTGTTTAAGTTCCATATCGTTTTTATGTTGCTGCATCATTTTCTGTTGATCTAACTGTGCCTGCAGCTGCATACGATCTTTTTCAAACTCACTTTTAGCTTTTTCATATTCTACATTAGCACCAGATATAGCTTGTTGTTTTTGTACTTCTGCCATAGCTGTTTTTTCTGCAGCTTGTGATTGAGCTTCGCTTTGAGCTTTAATATTAGCTTGTTGCGCTAATTGATCTTGTTTAGCTTTTTGTTTACGTTTTACTTTTAACATTTGATTAGCTAGTTTAAGATTTTTAATTTGTCTTAAATCAATAGCATCTTCAACATCAATGTTTTTAGCTTGTAAAGCTATTTGTATATTAGCTTCTAGTTGTTGTTTTTCTTCTTCATCTGGTTCTAATTCTAAGAAAATACCAAAGTCATGTAAGTTTAAATTAACAACTTCATCTAATGTTTTAATATTATATGTTGATATAGAGTTCTGAAGTGACGCTCTAGTTAATGGAAACTCTAAAGCATCAGCTACTTTTAAGCTAATATTTTCTGCTAATTTAAGCGTTAAAAATAAGCTAGACTGCACAATATGTCTAGTTGCTACATTTGATGCATTAGCGGCTAGTTTCTGTAGTCCTACAAGCGTGTTACGGTCTGGTAAACTACCATCTCTAGCTTCATTTAGTCCCGTCACGTCTCTTATCATCTGTAAATAGTATTGATAAGTTTGTATAAGACTTTGTATCTTACCTGCACCTGTACCAGAATTAAGTTCTTGTATTGGAACTTTACCTGGATTCATATCGCCTTCTTGCGTTAAGCTTCTACCAACAATACTACCAGTTTGGAAATACATATTTAACGCTTCTGCTGGATTATAATTAGTACCATTTCCTAAATCAACCTCAGCAAGTCCGTCCATATCTAAATAAACGCCATCTGGTACCATGCGAGATATAACTTGTTGTAGTTTTAAATGTGTAATTTGAATCATATCAGCAAAACCAGTACATTTACTAACTAGTGATTCTATTCTACCTTTATAAATTCTAGGCGCGCATATAGCATAATTCATTTTAACTTTAGTGGTATCAGCATAAGGTCTTGACATATTTTCAGCAAGCTCCCATTTAAGCATTGTATCAGTACCTAAAACTTTAGCACCACTATATAATACTTCAATTGATCTTGATACTTTTTCAAACATATCATTTTCTGGTGGATTAAATGTATCTGGCTTTTCAATAGCTTTCATTAATCCTTGATCTGTTTGTTTTATTTTAAATACTTGGTTATGATATGTTTTATAATCAAAATATAAAACTTGAACTGTATTAGAATCATAATCACCCCAACCAGTAATATAAGATTTATTACCTGGCATTGCTTGTATTCTTTTTAATTCTTCTTCAGATATATTAGGAAACTCTTTTTTAAGCTCTGATATTGTAATAGCTTTTAATTCACCTACATAATATATATTTTCAAAATTTGGATCTTCTGTATAAGAATAAACCATGTATGCTGGATCAACATAATCAACTGTTACACCTTCAGCAGTGTTAAAATTAGTTTTAGCAGCTGCTATACCACAAACTGTTAAATCCATATTTAATCTACGTCTAATTAAATCATATTTGTTTTGCGCAAAAACACTTGATATAGATTCTTCTTCTGCTATTTCAACACTTTGTTTATAAGATAATTGCATGTGAAGCTCTAGTTCTTCTTTTGTTTCAGGCATTACACCAGTGCTAGGAGTTTGATATAAATCAATACCTAGCGTGTTTTTTAAATTATCTAAATATTCTTTAGATAACATGTCTTCATATATTTTAGAAGCGTAACTAGTTCTTTTCTTTATAGACTCGGGATCTTGAGCATATGCTTTTATATCATAAGTTTTTGATGATATACCATTTACAACTATATCTACAAATTTTGATAAAATTGGTACTGGCTTCCAGTCTAAATTTAAATATGATAAATCACCATTAATAGCTAACTCATCTTTATATTTTTGTATAGACTGCTCACCTCTTGCATAAGATCTTAGCATGTGGAAATTATTCCAGTTAGTTAAGTATCTATTACCACTAGTCCTTCCTCTTTGAAACCACTCTTGCTCTATAGCTTGAGCAACTTGTTTTCCATACTCAATACTAGCTTTTTCTGCGTCACTTACTACTTGACTTGGAAAAGGACTATTAGTGTTAGTGTATATATTCATTTAACTTATAATTTTTGATGTCGATCCTTTATTATTATATTTTTTAATACCTAAATCAACAGACTTTAATTCTCTTTTTGTTACAGGCGTGTATCTATGTTTATTACAAGCCATAAGAGCTAAACCTGAACTAATCGAAGCATCATGAGTTGTTCTATTGTTTATATTAAATTTTGCCCAATCTTCTAATGTTCTTTGAAAATACATATCTCCATATCCTGTTTCTTTTAAACCTACAAAATGCTCTATATATGTTTCAATAGCAGCTGCATGAGCTTGTTTTATATCTTCACTAGAATTAGGTATACCACCTATTTCTCTTTCTGTAACTGATAGTTTATTTCTTGCTTTATCAGGTCTATTCATTGCAAAACCTCTATAACCTCTACGTTTAAAATAATATAAAAGTCTTGGTTTATTATTTTCTACGAGTATTGGCATACCATAAAAAACACACGCCATTAATACATCTTCAAAAAATATTTCAGCTGTTTGAGGTCTAGCTATATATTCTAAGAAAAAATGATTTGGCGGTGCATTTTCCATACTAAACTTAGTAAGTCCATGTAATGAACCGTTAGAACCTCTTTTATCTACTGTACCTGATATATCATATGGGTCACAACCAAAAGCACCCATATGTTCATTACTTGGATAATTTATACCATTTTTAATGTATCTTTTATTTTGAACCATTACATCTGGTATCCAAGTAATATAAAATCTTCCTTGTTTGTTTGGTATAAAAATAACTTTAGTATCTTGCTTTCCGTCTTCCCACTGAAAATTACCTTGTGTTATATTTATACTATTTTTTAAATCTTCATTAAAATCTATTTGCTCATATATTTTAGTTAAATTAAATAAAGATTGTTTTGACTCATCTCTAAAAGCGTGTTTAGTTGTACGAGGAAACTGTCTATAAAATTCATTTAAACCGTCTTGATCACCTTTTAATCCTTCTACTTCGTTGTCCCAATATTCTATTACGCCTTGTTTAATTTTAATACCATGTGGGTCTTCAACTGGTTTTGACGGTGTATTGAATACAGGTAATCCATAAGAATCAATGTATCCTTCGTAATTCCATTCCATAGGTATGAACAAACTATATAATCCTGAACGAGTCTGTCCGTTGCTGTTTCTTTTAGTGACATCTGAGTCATCATATAATTTTTTAAAATTTCTACCACCTTTGTCTAACGCGTTAGATGTTGAACCCATCATGCATTTACCAATAATTCTACTACCTAATCGTAACGTAGTTTTTGTGACCCTCCAGTTGTTGAGGATGTTATTGGGCTTTTCCCATTTACCCGATTCGTCATGGACGAGAAGTTTGAGTTTCTCACCGTCGTAGGAGTTATCACCGGTATTTTTCCAGTCGATGGTGGTATCAAGTCCCTGTAATTCGTCCTGTAAAGTTTCATCGGCGGTGGCGGTGAGCTTACGACGGGTGTACTTGGTTGCGGGGACACGGTAGGCAAGTTCGGTCTTTGGACGGTCCATTCCGTCCTGGGTCGGCTTGAAAAAGAAGGGATAATTAACTGATATGGGTACCACCTTATCTGTGAACATCTTCTTGGCATCAGGACCGGACTTGGATAATATACCATACCTACTGTCACTTGATATGGTTGCCAAGTTAACCACCTCTCCTGAGGCCATGAAA